AGTTATTTAATATATTATCAGGTCTCTCCCACTTACCACTTTCATCATGTACTAATAGATTTAATTTTTCGCCATCATAACTATTATCTCCAGTATTTTTCCAATCAATAGTTGTATCTAATCCTTGTATATCCTCTAACTTTTCGTTAGTTGTAATTTTCTTTCTAGTGAACTTACTAGCTGGCACCCTATATGCTAATTCTGTTTTAGGTCGATCCATACCATCTTGAATCGGTTTAAAGAAAAATGGATAGTTTATACTAATAGGTACTACCTTGTCTGTAAACATCTTTTTAGAATCCGCACCTGTTTTAGATAAAATACCATATCTACTATCGGTTGCAAGGGTGGCTAAGTTAACCGCTTCTGCAGACGACATAAAAGAAAATCCTGAACGTCTATTCTTTAAATAACATATACCGTAACATCTTTTATCTGCTTTACAAGCTTCCCAGTATATATAAAATAATCTATTTGCCTCTCTAAAATCTGGAGCACCAACATCTATTTTACTCCATTGAAGATACATATAATGTGTACCTACTATATATGTTGGTTTATCTTTATTTACAAACCAAAATCCTTCATCTCTTCTTTTAAATTCTTCATCTATGTAATCGAACCATTGATCTTTGTTCTCATCCGGATAATTTCTCCAATCAAAGATACTTTTAATATTCTTTAATCCTTTAGGATACTCTTGTTTAATCCATTTGTTCTTATCGTGTTTATATACTTTTTTAGGTACTTTAGGTAATGCTATCCTAAGATTTTGGATTTCATAGATTTCACCAATTTGACCAGTTTTTGATATAACGATAATATCATGTTCTTTACTGTATCCATATTTCCATTTTTTACCCTTATTAAGTCTACTGATTGTAGTCTTTTTTATAGGTTCGATTATTTTAACTAAACTTTGCTCGTACATTATTTAGATCTACCTTCTGCGAATCCTTTAAAAACTTTTTCCTTGCTCTCTTCAGGTGCTTTTCCCTCAAGTAAGTTCTCTTCCTCTTGAATTCTGTTAAGTATTTCAAATGCGTCAAATATAGCTAGTTTTTTAGTAGCTGCAGCATTCTTCAACCTATCCGCTGATATATCGTCATCTGAATCTACAATAGGTTCCTTAGCAACTTTAATCAGTTCTTCAACTGCTTTCTGCCCAGCTTGGATTATATTCTTCTTCGTCTCCTTGATATTCATACTTGATCGTGATAAAATTAGATAAAACTCTGTATAATCGTTCTTTGTCGATTACAAACTCGTATTCACTACTTGGTCTAAAACCAACTAGATCTCCTTCTTTAACGGTACCATCTGAATATTTAACAATACCAATTAAGGATCTTTCCGCATCAATATTAAATTGATCTTTAGCTTTTAAAGGTTTTACAAAACAAAATCCTTTTGGAGCGTTCCACTCGCCATTTCTCTTATATAGAAAAATTTGATCTTGAGTTATAAAATAGGTATCTTCGTTGAAATAACTTCTACTATTCTTTTCAATACCTTTTACGTTATGCCATCTTCTAAACACGTTATGATGTACTATAACTTCATCTCCGGGTTTAATGTCTGTATCACCGATTATAGGGGTAGATATAACTTTAGCTAATCTGTTTACATATTGATGATTGTAAATCTCAGTATTTAATATAAGATCTCCACCTTCAACTTTCTTATTATTGTTATATCTTTCTCCTACTGGTGTTACAACAAAGTTGTAAACACTTTTCATTAGTATTCTAGATTATACTCTACAGATACTGCCATGTTTTTGTTAAAATCTTTCCAAGGTAGTACGTCTTTATCTTTTCTGATATAAACAGAGAATTTGTTTTCCTCCTCTATTATATCACAGATTTTATGACCACCATATACTTCTTGTCCAACGGCATAATGCATTGCGTCATTTTTATAATCTTTACCTATACTAATCTTTCTTATCAGCTTCGCCATTTTCTGGAGGATAGTTTATAGTGCCATTTTCAATATTCACATCAAACGTACCGTATTCTTTTTGGAATTCAGTTTGTAGTTTACCTAATTCATCTCTTAAACCAGCGACGCTATGTAGTAGTTCGTGTTTTCTAGATTCCATGTGACCAATCTCTATTTGTGATCTATTAAGGTTGTTTACTACTTCTTGAACTTTTTTTAATTGTTCTTCAGTAATTTTTTCTGCTTTTGGAGTTAAGTCTATTACTTTCTCCGCTTTCGGTGTTTTTCTTTTTGCCATTTTTATTTAATTTAAGTTAATTTAATTTGTTTGTCTTAATATCCAAAATAGAATATTACTCCACCAGCTGTAGAAGTTGGAGGTGTAAAGCTATCCCACCTACCGTGTATTGTTAATCCGGCTGGAAATGATGTAGCAGCGTCTGACTCTGCAGCTCCACCACCGTTACCAGTAACAGCTGTTGTATGACTAAAATAAGCAGCATCAGGATTGTCTGTAGAAGCTACTAATGTAGATAATACTGTTGCTTCTAGAAAAGTTATAGCTATTATTTTTTTTCCAGTTGGAGGAGTGACTTCAACAGCTTCGTCACTAAAACCACTACCGAACTGTCCTAATTGATCTGTTCCTATATTGAATCCCATAATTTTATTTTTTTACTTTTTCTAGTGATCTACCGCCAAAATAGGCTCCGATCACGGTTATTAATACTAGTTGTAATAAATCCACCCATGAAGCTTTAACTTCAAATGCAATAATCCCAGCATCGATAAAAACTAATAATACTGTAGATACTACTAGAAATATTAAAACTAGTGGTCTTATGTTTTTACTAAGCCATGAATCGGATTGCATATCCATCTTCCATCTTTCAGTAATATTCTTTTCCATCTCTATTTCATAATTAGAGACTAATTCTTTTATTTTTTGTTCTGCTGCTAACTTCTCTTCTTTCGATGTGTGTAAGTTATCTATTACTCCACCCACTCCTTTTATAAGTTCGGTTGCACCAGAAGAAAATATTTTTGTTAATATACTCATTTAATTATGATTTCCATTATTTGCTTCGTTTTCCCAAGGAAACCCACCATCTCCAGCTTCTTTCCATTTATCTTCTATTCGAATCATATCTTTACCACTTCTAGTTTCTCTTGGGAATGTTATTCCATTCCATTTAATATAATCATCTCCATATTCTAATTTACCAATCTTCATGTCAGTAGCATGCCTCATTTCATGATTAATCACTTGTCGTTCTTCAAAACTATCTGGGGGTATTTGCTCATTAATATATATACTACCATCCATATTAGCTTCACCCATAACACCTTCTTCTAAATTTGTTCTAATAACAGGTGTTCCAGGTACAGATGCATCTCCACCAGCTTCTTGATGAAATCGCATTTTGTTCCTAATCTCACCACCAGTAACTTCTAAACCTCTTTCTGTTCCTAGTTTAAATCCCATTATCTATCTTTATCTTTAATCATATCATCTATAGCTTTATTATAAACTTTATCTGTATATGATTTATTATTATAAAATACACTTCTATCTGATGTAGGAAGATCTTCTTCTCCTAATAATATTCGATAGATCCTACTTATCATTTGAGAGCATTTAAAAGAAGTTTTAAAAACTGAATACATTATTGTCGTGCGATTCCTATGTCTCCAAGTTTCTATCCAACCACCTCTTCTTAATCTCTCCCATCTTGCTTTATCCCATGAATAAGTGTAAACGCCATCCATGAAATCTTTTCGTGTAAATCTTCCTTTACAATCTAAATAAATTAATAATTCTAAGTCTGCGTCTTTTAACCCGTAAGTCTTACAGACCCACTTTCTAGTGAGCCTGTAATACTTAAGGATATTTAATTCACGCAAATCTTGCGCGGTTAGTCGCATTAAGTATTATGTATCGTGCTTACGGCAGTGATATATCGAAAAGCGTATTCACCTGTAGCGTCATCAGCTATAGTTCGATAACCAGTGTTGTGAGTTGAAGAATTTGCAGCTTCAGCTAAAAATTGTAAAACTTCTCTTTGTTTACCCGTTGTGATAGTTAATTCTACAAATCCATTTTGTTGAACTCTAGTTCGGTCCCATACCTGCACACTAGTTGCTTGTTCAAACCATATTCTTATTCTAGAAGTAGTATCACCAGCCGTTACACCTGTAATTTGATCTACAGGTAGCATTATAGATGATAGAGCGTCATCATCAGCACCAACGGTAGTTACGTCTCTAAAATACCACATGTTATTACTTTCTGTTGCTTTCATTTTATTTTTAAATATTAGTATTATAATTTATAATTAACCCTGACTTAGCGCTTCTGCTGGACCTCCAAACCATCTTATATATACACCAATTCGCGGCTTCCCTGTCATAGAAGCCATATCTTCTTTAGCTGTTACGTGAAAGAAAGTCTCAGCTGTACTTCTATCTATTGGATCTGCTACGCCAGTATGAATAGTATCGTTTTCAATAGCATTGCTACTAAAATCAAGATCAGCGTGTGGTATAGAAACATTATCTACTGATGCTGCGGTACCATCGTAATCATCATTACCTCTAGTTTTTAAATTAACTGTGTTAGCTCCAAGCCACTCTGTACCAGCTGAAGCAGCATCATTAGCAATAGCAGCATTGTGAAATTCTAAAGCTATTAAACCGTGGTCACTATCAGCTAGTGTAAGGGTTATCAAACCTGCTTCAAGCAAAACACATTGCGCTGGTAATTTAACATTTAAAGAAGCTACAACATCATTTGTACTATCAGTAGTACCTGCTACTGGCGAAACTATTTCGTAATATTCATGCATTCCATAGCCTTGTGGCGTCATTTTTACACCAACAGTACCACATTGCGAAATACGATTATCTATAACTTCTGCTGTAATAGTATTTTCATCTACATCAGTTACCACATCATCAGCAATAACAATAAAAGAATCTCGTGACGGGGAATTAATAGCAGAAATTATAGATTGCATCACTTCTTTGTGTTTATTTGCTGTTACATGTATATCTACAGAATTTTTATCTGGTGCTTCTGATCTTTTATATCTACTACCAGCAGAATCAGCATCTTTTATAGGTTTTAAGTATATTCTTAGGAGTGTATCTGATATAGGGAACATGTTTATCACCCTACTAGCTGGTACCATTAAAGATGTTGCAACATTAAAGTCGGAACCAGGAGCTCCGTCATCGTCATCAACGTCAGTTACGTTTCTAAAATATAACCATTTATCTGTTCTCATTTTTTAATTTTTTTTAATTTTTAATTTACCCTAAGTACCACAGACCTGCGAATTGCAAGTCCGTAGTATTTAAGATATTTAATTCACGCAAATCTTGCGCGGTTAATCTCAATGCTATCCTAGCGTAGTAACTACGGTTGAACTTGCGTCTATGCAACCTAACTCACGAAGTTTGGGCCAGTATATAGTATTGTCTTCGTCAGCAAAAACTACTAACTCACCATTACTATCACTCATTGCGTCAGCCAAAGCTTCGCAAACTTCTTTGTATTTACCAGTCACGTGTGTAAGAAGAATGTCATCATCTGCAGCTGTACCAGCTAAAGCTTTAAATGAAATTCTTGTTGTTGTAGCAGATATAGGATCAATACCCGTAAACGTTGATGCTGGGTAAACGTGAGAATCCCCCGCTCCATCAGCACTTTCGTTTTCCGCAAAGTATAAATATGTTTCTTTTACATTCATTTTTTTATATTTTTAAAGTTTATATTATGCCTCAGTTGTTACTGCTACACTCGCTATCATGTTTGTTATAACTTTAGGAGTAGTTCTATCTGCTACCTTCAAAAATGGATTTTTTTGATTGTTCTGCATAAATTTAACTATTTCTGTCATAAACGCTTTTGTTGTGTGCCCAGTGTGTGTTACAACAATCCCATCGTCTGTAGCGGCTCCGTTTCTAGATTTAAAATGCATTGTTGTTGATGCTGAGCTTGCTGGTGTCATTCCTAAGAACATATCTATCGGGAACATACAAGATTCACCTGTCGTTTCTACCGTAGCTTCACCAAAATAAAGATATCTTTTCATTTTTTTATTTTTAAATTGTTAATAATTAAGCTATTGTAGTAACTTCAACAACCCCGGTTAAACCAGCACCATTTCCATTATCTAAATAAACACTATTTACCTCATCTGCTACTACTATAAATTTAGTTCTAGTAACAGGACTTGGCTCTAATAAACTAGCAATTAACTCAGCTACTTCTACGTGTTTACCAGACGCATGTGCCACTAGTACATCATCATCTACAGCTGTATTATTTCTTGCTTTAAAAGACAACCTTGTTGTCGTTGCAGATATAGGATCGAAACCTAAAAACGCGTCAGCTGGATACATTGCTGCTTCACCAGTTGTTTCTACCGCTCCTTCTGCGAAATACAAATAATTCATAATTTTAAATTTTTTGATTAATAATCTGTTTGTTGTTTTGGGTTTTATGATTTAAGGTTTCTGGTTTAGGTTTAATCTACTCTACTAAGACAACATCGCCTGATCGGATTACACGGTGTAGTTTTTCTTTGTATGATATATCATGTCCTGCATGTTTATCATAATATACTACATCTCCGTCTTTTAATCCTTCTACGAGGTTGCCA